CCCTTGGGGGTCCACCTGGAGCTTACGCTCCTGCTCTAGTGAGCTTCTCTAGGGTCTTTTAACTACAACCTTAGAGGATATGGCTATGGTCACTCCAGCGATTAAGATCGAGTCCCATTTAGTAAAGGACTTCGTATCTCTGAACAAGTACACTACCGTATGTAAGAACAAGCCGGACAAAGTGGAGCAAAGTGCTCCTGTCTGGGTGTCTGACTACGAGAATACTTATCAGAATCGCGAGGAAGAAAATCGACCAAAACCAACGAAACCTTTATGGCTTCATCCGACGTCTTACCCTTATGTCACGACCTTGCGTCGTGTTTGGGGGATTGAGGAGATTAACTGGGTTAACTATGTGGGTCCATATTGTACTATGTGGACACGCGGAGTTCAACACGGCCATCAGGTTTATTATTACCTTAAGTCCGAGCCTGGTGCTATCGACTGGGATACACAGTGGCAACTTGCCCTGCGTCTCAAGTTGAAAGACATGAAAGTTAATCTTGGAGCATCTTTAGCGGAGTTTGATCAATCCGTTGGGATGTTTAAAGACTTGGCTCTCGGTTTGCACAAGGCATATCGGGTCCTCCGTCGTAAAGACCGGCGACGCAAGAAGTTCAAATACCTTGATTTGCCTGCAACAGTGTTGCAGATGAACTTTGGTGTTATGCCTCTTGTGGCTGATACTTTTGACACCTATATGGCTCTCAAAACTGCTACCGACAATCCAATTTATAAAAGGATCCGGTGTAAAGCTGAGAAGTCAGATGAGGTGACATCGATTGTTGATGGAGGTAGGGAACAAACCCTGAAGTATAAGGTAAGCGACGCAATGATCGTTTATGCCAAGTTAAAGCCTGGGAAGGCTGTAACAATTGGCAATCCGGCTGAGTGGCTATGGGAGAGAACCGCCTTTTCATTTGTCCTTGATTGGGCACTGAATATTGGCGATATCTTAACCTCACTAGACGCACTAGTCGGATTCGAAGAAATCATTGGTACGCGATCTCGTCTAACCAAGTACGAGACGACTGTGGGACCGAGAAGCTCTACGATTTACGGAGCCCCTTGGATTGCGAGCAGACCGTGTAAGGTGACACAACACTCTTTCGAGAGATTTGTGATCAACGAAAACACTATTCCGCAAGCAAGTCTTATCCCAAAGTTCGAAATGGCTAGCTCTGGCAAAACGCTTTTAAATGCGGTTTCCCTTCTTGCTGTGGTCCGTGGTAAACGGATTATGACAAGGAAGGAAGAAGCCAGAGTGCTCAAGTATTTACGGGGGTTCTAAGAACCTTTTGTAAAGCACAATCGTGTGCAAACTCGAGGATTATCCTCATATCTGCCAGTATAAAACTGGCACCACCACAATATCCCTTTAAGGAGATACTAACAATGGCTAACGCAACCACACTTACTCTTCACTCTGATGCAGCTGAAACGGTACCGGCGGTCTACAACCCCATCCGCGTTTCACCCCAGAGAACCGATTACATCAACCGCAGTGCTAACACTGCTGCTGGTGATTCATTGGCTTCCCTGGGACTGGACGTTGGAAAAGGTCGAAAGACTAACCATGTTCCCGTTTCGCTGTCGATGCCTATTGAGATTCAAGTAGGCGACCCGACTTACAATCAGTTCGAAGTTAAGGATATTGCTCGGTTCGAGGGACGTTATATTCTGCCTCAGACTATGACCACGTCACAACGTGAGAAATTCGCGCATCTTGTGCGGACTTTCATCGACGACGCGATCGTTCTGGCGGCAGTGAAGGATCAGGAGGCCCCATGGTAAACAAAGCATTTTCTGGTATTCTAACAGTGTTAGACTCCAGGATCGTGCATTACCTTGAGGTGTCGGTTCGAGCGGCTTTATTATTCGTCGCTTATGAACTTATCCCGATTCTTGTGAAGGGCGGTGTAATTATTGCCCCACTATAACGTTCTTTTGGAACAAATGCTATGTCCAATAATTTTGTTATTGACAAAAGTTCGGCGTTAAACACTGAACTCTCTGTTGCTGCTGCACTCTGTGAAACGGTTCAAACTCCGCGGGGGCTTACAGTTGCGATTCTCATTCGTTACCGAGAATACGACCAATTGGCCCACTTGGATATCAATCCGTTGCACTACCTTGACCATGCTTCGTTCGCCGATGACTACCAAGTCACCGCCGCTTTGAAGAAGAGTCAAAATCTACCACTTGAGGTGGATAAGGAGCAGGCAGCTTTGAACGCCTTTTGGCAATCAGAGGAGGAATGTAGAGTAGTAAACGAACGTATCATCCGCAACGAGACTCTGTCGTTTTACGACGTAGAGATCAAGAAGCAGGTGGCGTCGATACTAGGGCCGCTCGGCAAATCAGAACTTCATAAAATCGAAGCTGGTTTTCGCCACGGTCCTGGAGCTACTCAGGGTACTTCCGCCCATGGTGCAGTTATATCCGATAAGTACGACCGATCCGTCGGTCTGACCTCGTCGTTAATGCAGTTTGCCCGTTCGATCATGGGAGAACGATGGCTTAGCCATGTGTTCCACCAATTGAACGTCGTAGACGGCAGTGACTTCACAACCGTTCCGAAGAACGCGAAAACCCGTCGTGGGATTTGCAAAGAGCCTTTACTGAATGTTTACGTTCAGCTGGGCATCGGCGCTTTCCTAAAAGACCGGCTACTCGCTTCTGGTATCAACCTGCGCACACAAGCTGCGAATCAGTTCCTTGCTATGATGGCCTATGTTTGGCATCTAGCAACTATTGATTTAACGCGCGCATCTGATTCGGTTGCCTACATGACAGTAGTCAGGTACTTCCCCCCTAAGTGGGTGGAGCTGTTTGACATGTGTCGTTCGCCTTGCGCAAGAGTAAAACATCACTCAAGCGACAAGAAGAAAGTGTGGCACCAATTGGAGAAGTTCTCCTCTATGGGGAACGGCTATACATTTGAGCTCGAAACTATCCTGTTTCTGGCCGTGTGTAGAGCTGTTGTTCCTAAGGATGAATGGGATCGGGTAAGCGTGTACGGCGATGATATCATCGTCCCACAAGCGTATGCCCGGACTGTGGTTGATGTACTGAGTTCACTTGGGTTCAGTACGAACAACGAGAAGAGCTTCTTGGCAGGAAGCTTCTTCGAGTCCTGCGGTACCGATTGGTTCCAGGGTGTTAATGTGCG